CACTAAAGTATTGCTTAGGAGCATTGGTTACATACTCCATAACTTTATTTTTACCTTGATCAAAATAAGCATACTCTTGATTGATAGAAGCTTTTCTAGCTACAAGATCCATGCGTTCTGTCTCAAGCTTCTTATACATCTGCTCATGCTGAGGATCATTTGCTTGACCAATAGATGTTAGTAAGCTATCTATTCTAGCAATCTCAACATCTACTTGTTGAGTTCTTTTAGTATATCCTTGACTAAGCTCTGATACAACATCTTTAGCTACAAGTGATTTAATATCTTGATCAGTAAGATTAGGATTAGTACGTTTTAATATCTTAGCACGCTCTTCATTCTCTACAGTACCTATTACATCAAACTGACCTTGAAAGTTATTACCAATCTTAGAAGCAGCCCATACTGCATACTTCTTTTCAGAACGCTGTCCATTGATGGTTTCTATTAAATATGGTCCATTAGGATCGTCATATTTAATTTCAAGCTTATCTTCTACAGCCATCTTATGTAGATAGGCTTCAATGTTTGTAAACGGTTCAGCTTTACGCATCTCAACAGATCCAAAAGCTTCAGGAGTTCTATCAGCATTTTGTAATACACTTAGTCCGTTTTGAAGATACATCATACCAATGCTATTATACTTCTCACGGTCTTCAAGCTTTGCTGAGTTCTTCCAGTCCATGTATTTCTGCATCTCAGCTTGGTAACCTTTAGTCATAGCAGCATCTTGTACTATAAACTTATCTTGCCAAAATGGAGCATAGATTGACTCAGCCGCATTTACGTTTTCCATAAGGGAAAGATCAGAAGAAGATAACTTAGTTAACTGTTCCTGAGCATTTTTAATATACTGATCTCTAAGAGGTATATTATTCTTATTAGAAAGTGGAGCATTTAGTACAGAACTATAAGCTGATCTAACTCTACTAAGACCTTGTTCAAACATAGACTGCTTTCTTTGAAGCATTCTATCAAAGAAATTAAAGTCCGGTTTGTAGAGAGCCGGTTCAGGTATGGTTTCTGGAATATAAGGAAGGTATTGTGCCATAGTTTACATATATAATATACAATAAAATCTTTAAAGTTTAAAACTAAACCTTAAAAGTTTAATAGTCATAACCATCATCATAACCAAATGGATATGCACTTTGAGCCATTGGTGTTCTATTCATGGCCATATACTGAGCATTAATAGCAGCAGCATTGTTTGCACTTCTACCAGATTGAAAAGCACCAGGATACTTAATTCTCATCAATTGATTAACAGTAGCTGCATCATGTCCTGCATTTTTTAAGTCAAGAGCATAACGTTCCATATCTCCTAATGATTTAGTATCCAACTGAGGAGCTTGACCTGTAACCATGCTCATCCAGTTATTTTTATCTTTCCATTTAAGATATGCACCTTGGTTACTATCCTCTACAGAATAATATGGATTGGTTTCATTAAGCATACCTTGTTTAGTTGCTCTATCATACTCATTAATATCATACATGTCTTGAGCTTTAAGATAGTTTCTCATAGTGTTACGGTAAGCTTTATCTTCTTGCTGAGCATTAAATGCTAACTTATCAGCAGCATCTGCTCTATAAGCCATCACCTTATTCATAATATCAGTTTGTAAAGGACTAAACTGATTAGCTACACCAACATTCATGTTTTGATATCTACCAATAGTGTTAGCTGCTTGCTCAGCTCCTTGTGCATTTAATGCATTAGCTCTAGCAGAAAACTGTTGTGGGTCCATCTGCTGCATATAAGCAGCCATCATGTTACGTTGAGATGCACCTTCAGCTAACTCTCTATTAGGATCATAGAACGTAGGTTCTGGAATCATGGCATTAAGAGGAGCAGCATAAGGAGTATAACGCTTAGGACCTACCATAAATTGTTTACCAAAGTAAGGACGTATACCACTTGGATAAACTTTAGAGCTACCTCCTCCACCATCACCAGTTTTTAAACCTTCTTCATATGTTATCTCATCTAAGTTAGGAATAACTTTTTCACACTTACCTGTAGCAGCATTTAAAGAATATCCTTCTGGACAAGTATCAGGAGTACCTGGAGTTCCAGGAGTAACAACTTCTACTTTAGGCTGATACTCTGGATCTTTAGCAATTCTTTCACGTACTGCTTTATTATGAGCAGCTTTTTGTTCAGGTGTAAGACTATTCCACCATGCATTTTCATTTGGTACATATTTTTTACCAGGAATAGTTCTTGTGACAGGGGCTGTACCTGCAGATCCTTTTGTTGGGTCTACAGCTTCAACAGTCTTACCTTCTTTTCTCCAAACATTAGTATTACCTACACGCTTGTATCCTTCTTTTTCATACTTAGCAATTTCAGTCTTATTTACTTTTCTAGGTGTTTGTCCAGCTGTTTGCATTTTTAACAAAGCTCCACCATTTCTCATATAAGAATAATCATCACTTCCATAGTAACCGCCCATCTCAGCTAACTGATCACCCATACCTTGTGGTAATACAGACATAGCTACATCAGGAATACCTTGAGGAAATCCTTTCATAGATTCTTGCACTAAAGCTAGCCCACCAAGTTTCTTTTCATAATTATCAATCATCCGGGCAGCAGTATCCTTAGCCATTTTATCAGTATATGGATCATCAAGTATAGCTTGATACTTATTAATATCATACTGTTTAGCTAGTTGAGCTGGTGTATACTTTTGTTTAGTGTCTGGAGACTTGCCAAACTTACCAAGAACAGGTCCACCAATTCTTAACTTCTTAGTATCAGAATAAATGAATGTACCTTCTGGAACATTCAATGGTGTACCACCTTGGCTATGTCTTTTACCACCAATTACCATATGTTCTTTTTGACCATCATTGTCAAAATCTCCATATGCAGTTTCATTTAGCTCAGCTTCAATATTAGCTTCTTCTCTATCTACAGGTTGTAAAGTATTAGATACTGACTCATATGGGTTATCTGTCATATCAGAATATACATTCTTCTGACCTAGGTCTAAACCATAATTTGATTGACCACCATAAGCCATAGACTCTGGAGATTTCTTAATTCTTACTTTATACGTTTTCATATTATAATATATTACAAATTTATAAAAATTCTACATCTCCACCTGAAGAAAGTATAGACTTGATTTCATCTTCTGTTAGTTCATAAACATCACCTTGTCTATAAGAAACTGAGCCACCATCAGCAAATATTTTCATGCCACTTAACTTTTGGTATGCTTGTTTACCTTCCCATCTAGCAAATTCTTTTAATAGTTTTTCACGTTCTGCTGGACTAAGGTCTGCTAGCACTTTATCTCCACCCATTGACTTTACAATATCTGGTGTAGAGTTATTAGACTTACTTGGATTACCACTAACCCATTTGTTTCTAGCTTGAGATATAGTAAGGTTAGAATACTGAGGTCCAAACAAAAGATCAGTAGCTGCTTTCACTCCTGTTTGAAAATCCGGGAACATACTAACATAGCCACCAGAATCTTTAGATCCTTGTTTACCGCCATACTGAGAAGCAAAGTCTCCATGGTGTATGTTTAAAGGATTGTTATGAGTTAAAGCAATTTCTCCTCCACTAGGTTGTGCTGATCTATTAAAGCTTACATGCACGTGACTAGTATGAGGATTATCTCCATTATATGGTCTCCAAGAATCTGATACAGAAGGATTCCATATCTGCTTGTTCCATATGATATAACTAATATTTTTATCTTGGGCTTCTTTAATAAGTTTCTGAGCAACCTCTGTACCTTGATTAAGATCTGTAATACCAATATCTAAAGCATCTCCTGTATTATGATCACTCTTTCTTGTTTGGTGTTTCTTATCACCCCATATACCTAAGTTCTTAACTCCTTCAAACTGTGAAGAAACTTCTTGCCATGTTTGTTCAGCAACTGGATTAGCTCCACTTGATGCTGCCGAGGCAGGACTACCAGCATTAGATTCTGCAGGAGCAGATGTAGCATAAGGTATTGGTGCTGATAGTTCAATAGGATCTATAGGCATAACTAATGCTTCAGGAATAACTCCTCCACCATACTGTGCCATTCTTGGTAAGAACTGACCAGTGTACATACCTTTGTTTACAACATATTCGTCTGGTCTAAACTCACCAAATCTACTTCCACTAACTACATAATCTCCACGGTTGCCAGACATTTCACTAGGTACTTCAGGAAATAAAGAATCTGTAGATGTTTGGCGTCTTAGTCTTCTGTCAAAATCCTGTTTTCTTTTATAACTATTAATAAGTTCTGTACCAAAGTTACCCCAAGACGTAAGTCTATCTAAACCTTGAAAAGCTTTCTCTACAGGTTGGCCAATATTTTGACTATACCAGCTAGCTGGGTTTGATGTATTTTGTAATAAAGGATTAGCATCTCCACCACCACTATTAGGATCTGTTGAGTATTGTCTAATAGGTTCTCCAAAATCACCTGTAGTAGTTGTTGTACCATCAGCATTAACTGTAGTTACTTTTGGTAAAGGTGGTAAACCAGATTTACCTAATGAAAAAGCACTACTTGAAAAACCTTGGTTAGGTATAAATGGAAAAGCAGAAGCTGCTGCAGGTAAAATCTGAGTAGCAGTATTAGCTGTAGTAGTTTGAGCTGGTTGTGCAGCAGGTTGAACAGGTGCTTGACCAAATGGTTTAAACGTAAGTTTAGGTAGTTTTAAAGTATTAAACTGTTTAAATATATTACTACCATACTGACCAGCAGTTTGTGCTTTAGGTAAACTCTTCCCTGTGATACGTATCTTCATTAGTCAATAATTTCAAAGTTATAACCACCTTGTTTTAACATCTGTAGTTGTTCAGGTGTAACATCAACTATATCACCTTCTACTAAACCACCCATTTGCTTAGCAAAGTTCTTAGCAAAGTTAGCTTTTTTTCTCATAGCTGGACTGTATCTTCCTTCTGGTGCATTAAGTATTGCAGATGCAGCTTCTTGTACACCCATGCCCATACGAGTGGCTTGAGCTTTAAATGTACCTGCTTTAGCGGGATCTAAATGAATACCACCATACGCCATCTCACCATACTCTGGAATATAACCACCACCATCACCGTAAAAAGCATTACCACTAAATGTAGTGCCACCTTCTTTCCATGTTGCTCTAGCAAATGCACGGAAGTATGGATTACCATCTAAGTTCTTTTTATGACGAGCATAGAAAGCTGCTTTACGTTCTGGATCTTTAGGATGCTGACCTAGTTTAGAATCACCAAAGTATTTAACAGTTCCATCAGGTCCTGTCACTTTATGTGTTTTTCCTTTACGATCATTACTTCTAGTTACTGTATAACCACCTCTTCCCATTTCTGGCATAAGACCTTCCTCTTCTTCATCCTCTTCTTCGTTGTTATACATCATGTAGTCAGAAATAGCATCTGCACTATGATCCATAACAGCTAGCTTAGAAGCAATCCATGGGTCTAAGTTTTGATCTGGTGACACAAATTGACGTAGCTTGGACATTTTATCCGCAACTGCAGACATTTGTCCTAAAGCCATACCACCGTTTGGTTCACCACCCTCAGCAAAAATACCTGTAGTATATCCTCCATAAGCCATAGCAGCTTGAGACATATCAGGTTGTTGCTGTTGAGAAGCACCTTGTTGTATACTTTGAGCCATCTGCATGATAGCTTCCTTCTGTTGTTCAGGAGCCATCTGAGTAAACTGTTCAAGTAACTGCTGAGGATCAATCTGATTCATCTGAGCATAAGCTTGAATGATCTGCATAATCTGATCTTCTTGTCCACCTTGTTGCATGTAACGACTACCGCCATATCTATAACCATAATCAGACATTTGATCTAAGTTACCGGCAGCTGCAAAACGTGCACGTGCAATTTCTGGTGGCATCTTCTGTCCACCTTGTGCCATATTATCCATGATCTGTTTTTGTACAGCAGCAGGTAAAGCTCTAAAGCCTGGGTTATCTGGCATACCACCATCTCCCATTACTTCCATACCATACTCAGCTTTACGCCACGTACCGCCTTTACCTTTATACCACTTAGCAGCCCAGCCATTAGCATATGCACTTGGGTATACATCAAATTTCTGTTTAGCCATAGACTTGGCTCTAGACCAAAGGGCTGGGTTGTTAGGTTTGTTTGCCATAACTTAAGTTATTTATTTCTTTTATGATTATAATTTATACGTTGACTACTAGTCTTGTTAGTTTTAAACTTAGCCTTCTCTGCAGAGCTCATTTCTGAAGCAGTCTTAGGTGTCTCACTAGATACTCTTTTAGAAGGACGACATGCTGGATAAGCTCTATTCTCTCCTTCTTGTCTACCACATGCTTTACCTGACTTTACATCAACCCACTTTTCTGCAAACCATCTATCTAGTCCACCATGTTGTCCACCATTTTTCATCTTAACCATACCACCACACTTATGACAAGTTAGTGGATCATATCCACCTTCTACAGCTTTCCATGACCATCCACAATTAGAACAGCTAACAGTTTTACTAAGAAGACCGCCACCGTTTCTCATCATAGGATACTCATCTACATAAGACGCACCACCAAAGTTATACTCTTGTCCTGGATACATCATCTGCTGTTGACCATTAGATCCTACACCATATACAGGATAAGGTACACCTTGCATAGTTATATTAGCACTAGGTATACGAGTTACTTTACCAGGGTGAGCCCACTGACCACGAGTATCTAATATAGGACCGCCTTGTTTTTTAATATACATATTACCTTGACCATATCCATCAGGTAATTTATTATTAAGAGAAAGGTTTAAAAGATACTTAGTCTTTTGTTCAGGACTTATAAAAGGTGTAGATCCTACAGCTGCACCTACCATATTATTAAAAGCATCTTCTGCAGATTCTCTTATTTTAACTCCCCAAGCTCTATCATCATTACGTTTCATTAATGTAGAAAGTTCATGCCCTGCTCCTAATACATTTGCACCTAAAAATCCTGCAGCTTGTGATAATATAGGTATATTTCCAAATTTATCTTGTATTGCTTCTGAAGTATATCTACCAGCCATTGGGTGTCTAAAGTTATCTAAAGGATCATCCTTTGGACCAAAGTATTGTTTAGATGCACTTATACCAGCTTTAACCGCTTTATCCATAGGTCTACCAAGCCAATGATCTAAAGACTTTTCATAATCAAGTAATGTATTAGTAATACTATTTACTGATGTATTAACTTTTTTAGCTGATACTTTACCAGCCATTTGCATTTTTGCTAGATTAAATACTCCACCATTAGCAAAGTCTTCTTCTTTAGGCATAGGTCTAGGAGCTCTATATGTACTATCCATATACCTCATAAACTCTGGGTTACGTTTAAGTACATTATCTCTAATGTCAATAACTTGTTTACCATAAAGAGGATTCTTTCTTAAATCTATACCTCCTTTAGGAACATCTACTCCATATATCTTCTTCATCTTGAAGCCATGATAGTCAGCTTCTGTAGAAGGGAACACTTTACCTAAACCATTATATACTTGTAGACGTGTAGCTTCATCTTTAATCTTTAGTCTATCAGCATCCTTCATCTTAGCATTATAAGCATCAATAAAGTTTTCATAAGCATCTGGATTTGGATCATCACTAAAAATATCTTGTGTATGTCCAATGTTAGGATCTGTTTGTCCCCATTTAGTTTCTTGGAAACCCATAGCAGCAAGATTCATCATGTCATTATAAGACATCTTTCTTCTTTTAGCTTCTGTCATCAAGTTACCTAAATGCTCAGAATCATAATCACCACTAACTAAATCTGAGTTTGGTCTAAGTGGTTTACCACTAGTCATCATGACTTTTCTAGGGTCACGTATACTTAATCTTTTAGGAGCTGAGGCAGGTGTTCTAACAATCTTAGGTTCATCTAAGCCTAAAAAGTCTCTAAGCTTTACCGCCATAGTTGCAAAAGCACCCATGGTAATAGGGTTTACTAACTGACCCCATTGAGCTTTAGGTAAATCAACTGGACCACCATAAGCCTTCTTAGCAGTGCTACTACTTCTTTTCATAAAGTCAGTAGTACGAGGAGCTCCTGTAAATGGCTGAATATTATTTAACAACTCATAGTACTCTTGATAAGCAGGGTTATTCTTATTTTTATTAATAAACTCTAAGCTCTTAACAAAATTAGGGTCATTAAATATCTCAGGATATTTAGACTTAAGTTCATCAAATGCTGTCTTCTGTCCTTCCTTAGCTAGAGAAATATGAGCAGGGTCCCAATCTTCAAGATGGTACATACCCACTTTATCAGCAGCATTCCATAGAACATCCTTATACACTTTCTTATCTTTATCAGCATTAACTGGTTTACCATCTACATAAAGAACATAGTCTTTAGCAGCACCAAAGTTATGAAGAGATACAGGAGTCTGAGAGTTACCTTGTTTCTGTATAGCTAGTTGTGATTGAATATCACGTCCACCAGTTTGATCATACAAACCTGTATTTTGGTATCCAACACTAACTTTTTTACCAGGATATAATGCTTGAAGTCTTCTAGTAGCTTCTTTTTCAAACTCAGCAAACTTAGCCAAAGGTCTACTAGTTTGCTGACCTGGTAGTAAGTAAGCAAAGTTACCACCACCTCCATGGTTTAAGTTATCGTATGATCTTAAATCTTGAGCAGTAAGCTTTTGATCTTTTGTACGAAGACCACGAGAGTAAGAACCGTTATCTAAACTTACAACAGTAACATATGGATTCTTTCCTTTAATACGTTTAAACTCTTCCTCTATATTTTTTAAAGATCCACTAACTAGACGAGTCTGACCATCAGGTGTTTTAAATATAAAACGTCCACCTGTTGCAACACCAAATGCTTCATCAGCATTATTTCCTTGTGGTACTACTAAGTTAAGTTTACCTTCTACTTGTTTACCACTATCATCTATAACAGTAACAGCTGGTGAAAAAGCATTCTTATTAACCTTAGCTCCAGCAGGAACTTTCTTAATGCTTCCAGATTGATCTTTTACAAAATCTACTACTTTATTAGAGAACACACGACTTATCTTAACATCTTTATTTTCAAAGTCTTTACGTCCACCAACTTGAATCTGACCGTCTGGTGTTATACCTAGGTAAGTAGAGTTAGCTGGATCATTTGGAGTTTCTGTAAAGTATGATTTAGAATCTACAAAAGGATGAAATGCTGTAATAGAAGCTGCTTCTGTATCTATAGGAGTAAGATCTCCTCTATTACGTGAGCCAAACTTTAAAGCATTAAGATCCATACTTTCTGGTAAATGGTATTGACGCTGACTATCTGGAATAGTATCTCCAGTAATATACATAGGAGCATAGTCAAAGTCAGGAACTACAATTTTACTAACTGGATCTTTATCCATGTTTTTTATAGCCTGTTGACGATTCAACCAGTTATTATACTTCTCAGCCATATCTGGAGAGAATAGACTTAATCCTCTTGTAGTAAAGTCTCTTGTCATTGCCTGAGCACCTTGAGGAGACATTGCAGTACCAAGACTCATCTGTTTAAAATCAAGAGGACTCTTTTCTACAGATTCTGCAAAGTCATTATAAAAACCTTTTAAAGTATTTGTTACAGCGTTTGCTGCTTCTTGATACCATGGTAGTTCTTCTGTTTCAACTTCTGTAGTATACTTCTGAGTTTTAACAACAGGCTTGTTAGCAGGTACTACAGGTAGTAGTGGTTTTTGTTTAGGTCTGTTAAAGCTATTGAATAACTTTTCACTATTAAATAAAAACTCAGGAGCTTCTTGTTCACTTACAGGATCTACTACTTCTTGTTCGTCATAATATTTATTACTAATAAAAGGACCTAACTCTGGTTTTACAGCAGGTCTTACAAAAGGATTAAACTGAGGAATAGTTACTCTTGGTCTTGCTGGAGTAATAGGATCTGTAATCTCACTAGTTGGTACTTCAGGAGCAAGAGTAGTTTTATTAAAACCAAATGGCATAGGAATAACCATCTGCGGTTTTAAAGAAAACTTACCGTCATATATTACTTTAGGCTGAAGTGATGTATTAATTTTAGTCTGAGGTATTCTCATGTTCTGAAACTCAGGACTGTAATTATATACAGGAGCAGGTCTTTGAGCAGCAGCTTGTCTAGCAGCTCTAGCTTGTTGCTCCATCTCCATCATTCTTTCTACAGGAACAGGAGCCATAGTTTGATCATACTGTCTTAACAATTCATCACTCTCACGTAGTTTATTAAGAAGCTGAGTGTTTTTAGCAGCTGAGAAATCATACCCTTCTATACCATACTTATCAGCAAGTTCTTTTCTAAATGCTTTCTTCCCAGAGTATCCTTTAGTAGCTAGGTAGTCAACAATACTTGGTCCTTTGTATTCTGCACCTTCTTGTGCAAAAACCAAGTATGGATTTTTATCAGCATTAAACTGTTTCTTAGCTTTCTGCAATCCAGGAAGTACTCTGTGATCTACATCACCAGCATCTATAATATGTTGTAATAGCTTATTCATACCTACCTAAAAGATGGTTGTATTTTCTGATTAGATATTTTAAAGATCATCTTAAGATTGTTACTCTCAAGTTTTCTAAGAAGCACTCTATTTACGTTATGTCTAAACTTCTTACGTTCAAGTGGTGCCTTCTGATAGTTAACATAAGCCGGATTGATTTCAAACTGATAACCATTAGCTTTAGTATTAAACATTGGCACGTTAATAGTATTAAACTCTCCACGATCTTTAGTTACATCCCAGAACTGATTAAATCTATATTTATTTTCTTCTTTAGAAAAATTAATCTTTATAGATGACGCACCAACCTGTGGGTAAGATAGTAATTCTACAGGATTAATTTTACTTTTTAATTTAAGTTCTAATAGCCCAGATACTTGTTCTGAGTTGTATATAATAGCTTGGTCAAAGTTCTCATCTAATACATGGAACTTATCAGCACAGTTATTATGATACTTATATGTTTCAAGTAAGTATTCTATGTTTCTAACTGTAACTACATTCTGTCCTGTAGATGATACAAACTCCACTTCAAAAGGATAATCCTTATTGTAGAAGTTAGCATATTTATCACAACGTTGATTATGTTTCCATACAGTGTTAGAGTTAACAGACATAAAGT